TGGCCGGTGTTGCCGGGGACTTCGGTTCCACCACCCCGGAATATCTGGCCGCTGCATTGTTCTTCAGCCAGTCGCCAACGCCGCAGCAGCTGTACATTGGCCGTTGGGCCAGTGGCGCGACCAGCGGCGTGCTGCAGGGTGGTATCCTGTCCGCAGCCCAGCAGCTGCTCAGCAACTTCACCGGCATTTCCAACGGTGGTATCAACTTCACCATCGACGGCGTGGCGCACAACTTGGCGTCGCTCAACCTCACGGCGACGGCGAACCTCAACGCGGTTGCGGCAGCAATCACCACCGCGCTGAGCGGCGCCGGCACCTGCGTGTGGAACGCCACCAATGGCAACTTCACTGTCAACTCCGCGACTACCGGCCCAACGTCGACCGTGGCCTTTGCCACCCCCGGCAGCGGTACGGACCTGTCGGTGCTGATGGGCCTTGGCGCTTCGGGCGGCGGCTACCACGTGGACGGCATTGCGGCCGAGACCCTGCTGGCGGCGGTCACAAACTTCGACCAGTCGTCCAGCGCGTGGTATGGCCTACAGGTGGCCGCCACGGCGAGCGTCACGGACAACGCCTACGTCAGCGTGGCCGCGTACATCGAAGCCACCACGGTCACGCGCATCTTCGGAGTGACCACGCAGGAGTCCAACGCGCTGCTATCCAATAGCACCACGGACCTTGCCTACCTGCTGCAGCAGGGTGGCTATCACCGGACCTTCTGCCAGTATTCGTCCTCGTCACCATACGCTTCGGCGTCCATCTTTGGCCGCGCGTTCACGGTCAATTTCAATGGCGCCGGAACCGTCATCACTCTCAAGTTCCAGCAGGAACCGGGCATCGTGGCGGAGACGCTGACGGAGACGCAGGCGGCGGCGCTGATTGCGAAGAACTGCAACGTCTTCGTGAAGTACAACAACGCCACGGCCATCCTGCAGAACGGCACCATGGCCAATGGCCAGTTCTTTGACACGGTGCACGGCACCGACTGGCTGCAGAACGCCATTCAGACGGCCGTGTACAACCTGCTGTACACCAGCGGCACCAAGATCCCGCAGACCGATGCGGGTGTGACTACGCTGATTGCGGCCGTGTCGCAGCAATTGGATCAAGCCCGCATCAATGGGCTGATTGCCACTGGGGTGTGGACCGGGCCGGCCATCGGCAACGTGGTGCCCGGGCAGACGCTGGGGAACGGTTACTACGTCTATGCGCCGCCGGTGGCCTCGCAGAGTCAGGCCGACCGGGCTGCGCGCAAGGCACCCGTCATTCAGGCGGCTATCAAGCTGGCCGGGGCCATCCACTCGTCCAACGTGATCGTCAGCGTTAACCAGTAATCGGAGCACGCAACATGTCAGGTACTTACAGCTTCGTTGATGTCGCGGCAACGATTACCGGTCCGACCGGTACCGCGAACCTCGGCTACGGCGCCAGCAACGCCGACGAGGGCCTTACCGTCTCCCTGGCCGGGGACAAGAACACCATGCTGATTGGTGCTGACGGCAACGGCATGCACTCGCTGCACGCCGACAAGTCCGGCAGCGTCACAGTGCGGCTGCTCAAGGTGTCCCCGGTCAACGCCATCCTGCAGGCCATGTACGATGCGCAATCCCTGAGCTCCGCCTTGTGGGGCCAGAACGTGATCGTGATTCGGCAGATCGCCAGCGGCGACGTTACCACCGCCGTTCGCTGCGCGTTCAAGAAGAAGCCGGATGTGACCTACAAGAAGGACGGCGACATCGTGGAATGGACCTTCGACACTGTCCGCATTGACACGGTGCTCGGCACCTACAACTGATCCCAACACCCGCCCCACGGGAGACCGCCATGTTTGAGTTTGTACACAACGGCAACACGTACCGCGCCGGGAAGCTCACCGCCTTCCAGCAACTGCACGTTAGCCGTCGCATTGCACCACTGCTGCCCCCGCTTATTCCCATCTTCCTGCAGCTGGCCCGGGCCAACAAGGCCAAGGCCGAAGAAGGAGTCGAGCCGACCGCGCCGAAGGTGGATCTCGATACCCTTGCGTCCCTGTTCCAGCCGTTCACCGACAGCCTTGCATTAATGAAGGACGCCGATGCCGAGTACGTTATCAGTACCTGCCTGTCGGTGGTTCAGCGCAGCACCACCAGCACCACATGGATCGGAGTGTGGAACGACCGTGGCAAGGTCGCCATGTTCGATGACCTCAACCAGAACGTTGGTGACCTGTGGATGCTGGTGCTGCAGGTGCTGAAGGACAGCCTAGGCCCTTTTATTCAAGGGATTCTTACCAATCCACCGGCGGCACTGTCCGCCTAGAGCTGAAGTCCCTGCCTAACGGTGAGGACTGGCTGCTGGCACCTGTGATCGCTGGTATGTGCAGGTACGAGTCCCTTTTGGACGGTACGCTTGGGCTTGAGGACATTGCGTTGATGAACGATGCGTTGGCCGTAAAGGCTGACAATGAAGTAATCGCACGCGAGGCAATGAGCAAGGAACATGGCTGAAAGCAACGTCATCCGCGAATTCCTCGTCGCGCTGGGCTATAAGCACGATGAGACGTCGCTGAAAAAGTTCACGAGTGGCATCGAAACGGCGACCAAGACCGTTGTGCTATTCGCGACCACGCTCGAGGCTACGGCGCTGGCCGTGGCTGCGGGAGTGTCGCGATTTGCTTCCAACCTCGAGGCACTGTACTTCGCCTCACAGCGTGTCGGCGCGTCCGCTGCCAACCTCAAGGCACTGGACGTGGCGGCGCAGAACTTCGGCGCTAGCTCCGGTGAAGCGCTGCAGGCCGTGGAGGCGCTGGCCAAGTTCCTGCGTAGCAACCCGGGTGGTGAGGCATTCCTTGGTGTCACGACGCGCGATGCCAAGGGCAACCTGCGCGACATGACTGACATATTGGTGGACCTCGGTCGCAAGTGGGCCACCATGCCAACGTACCTCGGCAGCCAGTACGCGGGCATCTTCGGTATCTCCGATAAGATGTTCTTGGCACTGCGCAACGGCGACTTTGCCAAGGAGCTGGCGCGGGTACGCGCAGAGGTGGACAACAGCGCTTTTAAGAAGGCCACCGCCGACGCGCACGGCTTCATGATGCAGCTGCGAGACCTCGAGCTGTACTTGCTACAGTTCGCGGTGCGGGTCGAGGATGCTCTAACCAACCGGCTGGGCATCTCTGTCAAGGGAATGACGGAGTACCTGCGCGACCACGGCAAGGAACTAGCCGACAAACTGGTCGACGTGCTGATGAAACTGTTCGACCTTGTGGAGCGGCTACGGCCTGCCTTTGTGTGGTTGTACAACAAGTTCATTGAGCTGGACGAAGCTACCAACGGCTGGAGCACCAAGCTGCTCCTACTGATGGCTGCGTTGAAATGGTTTGGTGGTGCGGAGATTATCTCAGGTGTGCTAGGTCTTGCCGCCGCGTTCGGCAGGCTGGCCCTCGGCATCGGTGGTGCTACCACGGCCGCCACGGCACTCGGTACCGTTGGCATGGGACTGGGTCTTGGTTATCTGATTCAGAAGTACGTCCCCGGGTGGGCGGACTTCTTCGGGCAGATCGGTGGCAAGATTGCCGACTATGGCAACCGCGCCCCGGACGCACTGCGCTACTTTCAGGACATGGGCTGGAAGCCGCATCAGGCTGCGGCGTTGGTGGCCAACCTTATGGGCGAGAGTGGGCTGAACCCGAGCGCCGTTGGTGACCACGGTCAGGCCGTTGGTATTGCCCAGTGGCACCCGGATCGGCAAGCCGCGTTCGCACGCTGGGCCGGATTCCCTCTTACCGACCTGCGCGCCGACCGGCAGAAGCAACTCGAGTTTGTCAACTACGAGCTGACCGCCGGCAGCGAGCGCACGGCCGGCGCCCTGTTGCGCGCCACCACCAACACCGAGCAAGCCAATTCGGCGGTTTACCGGTCCTACGAACGCGCAGGTGCCGGAGCTGAAGAAGAAGCACGGCGCGGCCGGGCGGCGGCCAACCTTGTACAGACCAACACGTTCAATATTCAGAGCACCGATCCCACGGGGGCCGGTCGCGAAGTGGCAGGCCATCAGGGCCGCTTGAATACTGAACTGACACGCAATTTGCAGACGGTGGTCCAGTGACCATCGTTGCTACCAGTCTCGCCACGGCGGCGGTGCTTGCCGGTGGGGCGGTCGGAGCGGTGG